GTCGGAGCATCGCTATTCCTCGAAGGTGAAAAGATTGCTGCCGTGATGGGCTTGCTTGGCGCTTCACTTACTGCACTTATCCAGATGCTAAATGGCATTGCGGGAACTGCTGCCAAACAGGAAAAGCCTGAGTTTGAAGTTATTAAAGATTTGATCCAACGTCTTGACAAGCTAGATCGTGCTGAGCAGCCCATGCAAGTTGATGTTGAAGGCTCCAAGGTTACGGTCAAAAAAGGCCAGGACATCGTAACGGCCAAGGGATAATTATGTTTGATCTGCTAAGCGGCGGTCTTCTTGGTTCCATCTTCGGCGGTATCTTCCGCCTTGCCCCGGAAGTGCTGAAGTTCTTGGACAAGAAAAACGAACGCCAGCATGAGTTGAGTATGTTCCAGCTTCAGACCGACCTTGAGAAGATGCGAGGCGAGTTTAAGATGGAGGAGAAGTATGTTGACTACTCTATCCAGCAGATGGACACGATTAAGGAAGCATTTAAGGAGCAAGCCGCTACAGCAAAAGAGGCTGGCTGGTTCGCTTCTTTTATCACTGCTATTACCCGCCCCGGTCTTACTTGGATTGCATTTGGCGTATACGTGGCTGTCAAAGCTGCTGGCTTGACGATTGCTTTTCAAACCAATGCCAACTGGGCTGAAGTCCTAAGCAAGTCTTACGACGAGGATGACTTTGCCATGCTTAACATGATGATCAGTTTTTGGTTTGTCGGGAGAAGCATAGAGAAGTACCAAAAAGGTGGCTAATGGAAGCCTTGATCGATTCTCTCGCAAGGGTTTGGTTCTTGGGAGTTGCGCTTGTTGGCGTGGCCGTCTATGCCGTGACTATCAAGACGCGGCTTGATTACTTGGAAAAGGACCACGACAGGCAGATCCATGCGCTGTGGGAGCATGTCAATCGACTGATCAAAGAGAAATCCGGTGAATGAGGCTAAGAAGCTTTGCAAAGATGTACTGATCAAGCCCTTTGAAGGGCTGGCAAAGCGTTTGCCTGACGGACGTGTAACAGCTTATCCAGACCCCGGAACCCGTGGACATCCATGGACCATAGGCTGGGGTGCTACAGGCCCTGAGATCAATCCTGGTACGGTGTGGACCATTGAGCAGTGTGAGGACGCCTTAGACCATCACGTTGAGTATTTTGTACGCGGACTACTCAAGATGTCACCAAGCCTCTCTAAAGCGCTTCCAAGGCGCATGGCAGCGGTTACAAGCTGGGCTTATAACTGTGGCCTTGGCAATTACCGGATAAGCACCTTCAAGAAGCGTATTGATGCTGACAACTGGGACGGTGCCGCGGATGAGTGCCTGAAGTGGAATAAAGCCGCTGGCAGGGTTTTGCCAGGACTAACCCGTAGGAGGGCGGCTGAGGCCGCGTTAATGCGATGAGTTCAGCAACCAAGTCAGATCCGGCTAAGTGGAAGCGTATTGTCGCCTCTGTAAAGGCTTCCACAAAAGGTGGCGATGCAGGCCAATGGAGCGCCCGTAAGGCGCAATTGGCGACCCAGAAGTACAAAGCCTCAGGTGGGGGTTACAAAGGCCCCAAAAAGGCGGATAATTCGCTCTCAAAGTGGACCAGCGAGGATTGGGGTACGAAATCCGGCAAGCCATCCACGCAAGGGCCTAAGGCCACCGGTGAACGGTACCTGCCCCGTAAAGCGCGAGAGGCGCTTTCGCCTGCGGAATATGCCGCAACGACTCGAGCAAAGCGTGAAGGTACCCGCACCGGTAAGCAATTTGTTGCTCAACCGAAGAATATTCGAGATAAAACAGCAAGGTACCGATAATGGCCGCTCAGATGACTTATGACTCGCTGGTCAATGACGTGCGGACCTATTTGGAGCGCACCGATCAGGCTACACTCGACAAAATCCCGACGTTTATCATGTTGGCAGAGTCAATTATCTCTGACGAGCTTAAGATTCTTGGCCAGCAGCAGGCCGTTCTTTCGACTTTAGTCGTAGGCACCCCTGTTATCCCTAAGCCGGCACGTTGGCGCAAGACAACATCGATGAACATCACAGTAAACGGCGAGAAAAAGCCCGTTTTGCTTCGCAAGTACGAGTATCTGCGCAATTACTGGCCTGATCCCACCCAAACCGGTGAACCCAAGTATTACGCGGACTACAACTTCAACAACTGGCTGATCGCTCCAACCCCGGATGTGGCCTACACGTTTGAGGTGCTGTACTACGAGAAGGTTCAACCGCTGGATGACACCAATCAGGTGAACTTCTGGACCGAAAATGCGCCCCAGGCCATGCTCTATGGGACCTTATTGCAGGCTATGCCCTTCCTAAAGAACGATTCTCGCGTCCAATTGTGGCAAGCCATGTATGACCGAGCGATCCAAACGCTGAAGCTTGAGAACGATACGCGCACGATCGACAGGCAGACGCAAGTAAGAGAGGTCTAAATGACAACGTACACCAGCGCATTCACCGGTCAGGTCATTCAGCCTACCGATGTCTCCTATCGATCGATCACGCTAACGGCTGATACGACCCTCTCCTGGCCGGTTGAGGTTGATACCTCGGGAAACTACGCAGCCAGGATCATGAACGTCTCGGCCTCTTCGGCGTCTCTCAGTCTTTTGATGCCGCCTGCCAACCAGACTTCGGTTGGGACCGATGCGCTTATCAGAAACACAGGCGCCAATACCTTTACCGTTAAGGACTATGCAGGCGGGACCATCGTCTCGATTGCAAGCGGCGAAGCGAAGTACATCTACATCACGGCCAATTCAACCGCTGCAGGCACTTGGTCGACGATTGCTTTTGGTGTCGGAACTTCAAGCCCTGATGCTGCAACGCTTGCCGGCAACGGTCTCTTGGCGATTGCATCAACGCTTAATCAATCACACCCTGTCACTACCATTGCAGCGACTTATACGGCCACTGCAAGCGATCGAGCCCTGTCTTATGTGTGGACCGGTGGCGCAGGCACTATCAACCTGCCTTCGGCGGCTTCAGTAGGCGATAACTGGTTCTTCCTTCTCAGGAATAATGGCTCAGGCCTTTTAACGGTTGATCCTAACGGCTCTGACCTTATCAACGGCGAAGCAACGCTTACGATGCAGCCTGCAGACTCTGCGATTATTCTGTGCTCAGGCGTTGGCTTTTATACGATCGGCCTTGGTCAATCAACGACCTTTGCCTTCACGCAGCTTACTTATCCTGTCGTCTCGGGGACTTACACTCTCACGCCTACACAAGCCTCCAATACGATCATTAAGGTCACAGGAACGCTTTCAGGATCGGTAGACATTGTCGTCCCAGCGACGGTTCAGGTTTACTACGTCTTAAACGCTACGACAGGCTCGGTTACCTTCACGACAGGGGTCGTAGGGGGCCTTACAACGACGATCTCATCCGGTGCGCAGTCTATCCTTGTCTGCGACTCTGTGAACGTCCTGAACGCCAATAGCGCGATTGTCGGGGCCCTTTCTCTGGAGCTTGTTAACGGGACGGCCTCAGTGCCTGCACTTCGCTTTAATGCAGAACCTAGTACAGGTATCTATCGAAGCGGCGCAGGCGAATTAAACGTCTCAGTCCTGGGGACCAAGATCGGTACATTTAGCTCGTCTGGCTTTACAACGACGCTGATCTCTGGAGGTTCGATCTAATGACTGAAAAAGTCATCTCGATCAATACCAAGCCCGGAATACGCCGGGATGGTACAACCCTGGACGGCGATCAATACTCTGATGGCCAATGGGTTCGCTTTCAGCGGGGAAGGCCCAGAAAGACCCAGGGCTACAGTCGTATCTCCCAGCAGATCAGGGGGCTTGTCCGCGGGATGTTTGTCGATTCCAATAATGGTATCAATAACATCTTCACGTCTTATGCCTCAGGCATCCAGGTTATCGGCGTAGATAACAACGGCGTGGGCGCTGGCGTATCTAATTTCACGTTTACCGGTCCGGTTGCAACCCTTGGGTCTATAACTGCTGGCTCTGGTTACACAAACGGCACTTACAACGGCGTGCCTATGACCGGCGGCACTGGAACCGGCCTTTACTGCAACATCACGATCGCTGGCGGCATAGTAACGTCCGTCGTTATCACCAACACCGGTCCGATTTTGACGCTTGGCGCTATAACAGGCGGCGCTGCTTACACGAATGGCACTTATACCGACGTTCCGCTTACTGGCGGCCTTGGCGCTGGCGCTATTGCTACCGTTACGATCTCTGGGGGCGCCGTTACGGCGGTCGCTTTGACCGATTTAGGCGCAGGTTATGCCCCAGGCGACGTGCTTTCGGCCACCCAGGCTAATCTGGGCGGCACTGGCTCAGGCTTTTCGGTGCCCGTGGCTACGATTACATCGGCTTATGTGCAGTCTGGCGTCGGTTATACGGTCGCAGATACGCTTTCTGCCAGTGCAACCAACCTTGGCGGGACGGTTGCGACCGCTTTTAGCATCCCTGTAGCCACGATTAGCTCGGTTTTCACGGCAAGCGCCAACAATGTTTATCAGTTTGACTCCTCATACAACTCCCAGGGCGGAATAAACCAGCTTTTGGTTCACCCAGGGCAGAATTTGGCGCAGGTTGACTCAACAACAAACACGCCAGTGCTTTATGGCGCGATTACTGGCACGTCATTGACCGAATTGCGAGACGTTAGCGGCCCTGATCCGACGGGCGACATCGTTTCGGTCTCTGGTGGCGTTGTTGCCCTTCATCCGTACATCTTTGTTTACGGTAACTCGGGCCTGATCAAGAACAATTCCAAGGGCAATCCCTTGGACTGGAACTCGGCTGACGCCAACGAAGTGAACGTGGCCACAGGAAAGATCGTTAAAGGGCTCCCAGTGCGAGGCGGTACCAATGCGCCCTCGGGATTATTCTGGTCGCTCGATTCTCTGATCCGGGTCTCTTATATCGGCGCACCTGATTACTGGCGCTACGACATCATTACCTCGCAGTCCTCGATCCTTTCGTCGTCCGGTGTTATCGAGTACGACGGCATCTATTACTGGTGCGGCGTTGATAGGTTCTTGATGTACAGCGGTGTCGTTCAGGAGATCCCTAACGACATGAACCAAAACTGGTTCTTCGACAACCTGAATTACAACCAGCGCCAAAAAGTCTGGGCTTGTAAGGTCCCCCGGTACGGTGAGATCTGGTGGTTCTACCCTCGAGGGTCTGCTACCGAGTGCACTGACGCGATCATTTACAACGTGCGTGAAAAGACTTGGTACGACGCCGGTTCTGCGCCAGGGGCAAGAAGGTCTTCGGGTTACTTCTCAAACGTCTTTCGCTTTCCTGTCATGGCAGGCACAACCGACTACTCCGGTTACATCAAGCTTTGGCAGCATGAGATCGGCTACGACGAGATTGACGGCCCTAACGTCAGTGCGATCCAGTCGTCCTTTACAACGCATGATCTTTCTTGGGTTACCGGAAACCCTGCGCAAGAGGTCCCGATTGGAGACAACTTCTGGACGCACTTTGAGCGCGTAGAGCCCGACTTCCTGCAGATTGGGGACATGAACCTCTATGTGATTGGTCGACCCTATGCGCAAGCGGCTGACGTTACCTCAGACGCCTATCCATTTGGACCATCAACGACTAAGATCGACATGCGAGAGCAGCGTCGTGAGATTAGACTTAAGTTTGAGAGCAATACCGTGAACGGCAACTATCAAGCCGGCCGGATCTTGCTGTCTGCCGATATGGGCGATGTCAGAGGTT